CAGTAACACAACTAACACCAAACTTTCTTGGTGGTGTCTCACGACAAAATGACGACAAAAAATTAGAAGGACAACTTACTGAGTGTATCAATGGTTATCCTGATCCCACCTTTGGTTTGCTGAAGCGTCCTGGTATGCAATTTGCTAATGTTTTGAAAAAAGCAAATGGCGATGTTTTTACCGAAGCTGAGTTAGAAGATGCTGCTTGGTTCTTTATTGAACGTGATGCTGCAGGTTCATATGTTGGGGCTGTTAAAGGCGCTAACATTTATGTGTGGACTGCAGCTGATGGTACATGGTGTACTGTAACAAATAACGCAGCGAGTTACCTGAGTGGAACTAATTATCATTTTCGTAGTATTCAAGATACGACGATTATTACAAACAGGAGTGTTACCACAGCTATGCAAGCTGCTGGTACCTTTACAGCTAATTCTGTAGCCACTCTTAAACTACTTACCCTCACTAGCGGTAATGAGTATATTACCACTCTTCAAGGTATTGACGTTATTTCAACTGCTCAAAGTAGTACTACTTTTGATGACATGTTGATCTACGATGCTGCAAATTTGAACCCTAATCATCACCTTGTTGACGATCTTGTTGCTCATATTCAAACTGAACAGGCTGCATCTAACGCTGATTTTGATGGTACTTGGTGTATTGAAGGGTATACAAATAGCCTTGTAATCAAACGGTTTGATACTGTTACCAATCAAGTTCTTACAAACTACGAACACGCTGATGGTACGTTTACTGATGATGGTACTCCATTAGCATTTACTATTTCTGCTAAAGGTGGCATAGGAAACGATGCGCTTGAAGTATTTCAAGATGATGTAGTCAATGTTGCTAAGCTTCCTTCTGAATCCTTTCACGGACATAACGTAGAAATTCTCAACAGTGATGGTAGTGACGATAACTACTACGTTAAATACATTGCTTATAACACTAAACGTGGGCGTGGTTATTGGCAAGAAACAGTAGCACGAAATGTGTCTACGGGGGTAGATGCTGCTACCATGCCACATGAACTAGTTAACACTGGTGCTACTTCTTTTATCTTCAATCCTATTACCTGGAAAGCTAGAGAAGCTGGTGATGATACTACTAGCCCTATACCTGCTTTTATTGGGAATCCAATTACTTCTACTTTCTTCTATACAAATAGACTCGGAGTACTATCCGCAGATAACATTAACTTTAGTGTTGCTAACGATCCCTATAACTTTTTTGTTAAATCTGCTCTTACACAGGTTGACTCAGATCCTATTGACTTAAACGTAGCTAGCGTCAGACCTGTTACTTTGTCTGATGTTCTTCCTTCTCCACAAGGTTTGACTGTTTTTTCAGAACGTCAACAGTTCCAAGTCTTTACCACAGATGGAAGTATCTTTACCCCTACCTCTACCATTGTTAGAGCTATTTCTAACTATGAGATGAACACTGACATTGCTCCTGTTGACGTAGGTACAACAGCTGCTTTTGTTAGTAATGTATCAGGTTACAGTAAACTGTTTACACTACAGTTGCGTGATCTGGAGCAACCTCCTATTGTTGTAGATATTAGTAAAGTTGTTCTTGAATGGTTACCAGAAACAATTGATAACCTTACGGTAAGTCCCCAGAACTCAGTGATTATGCTGATTGATAGGGATACCAATTATCTTTATTTGTATCGTTATTACAACAACGGAGAAAGGGATCTATTTCAAGCGTGGACTAAATGGAAACTTCCTGGTATCATCCAAACAGCTAAAATTTTAAATGACACTGTAATTGTTGTATCTCAACATGAAGACGAATACACAATTGGACATATTGTTCTTGATGAGATCCCCACAGGAAACCCTATAGCGACTGCTAACGGGATTAACGGTAATACATGCCTAGACATGGTTACAAGGCCCGTAGCGCCTGCTGTAGGGGTCAATGCGGTGGTGTATGATTCAGTCTTAGATCGTACTAAAATCTACGTACCTTACACTCCGTTTGAGAATCAATCAGCAGTAATGTTGTTGACGGTACCTATTGCAGATGTAGGGACTACAGATGCTGAATTAGAAGCAGATGCTGGGTATTGGTCTGAAGTGATCGAACGTACTGAACCTGTAACTGGTTATAGGTACTTTGAAGTAAAGGGTGACTTTAGTCAGTATGCAGATGGTATTGTAGTAGGTTATGGTTATGACCTTGAAGCTACTCTTCCTAAATTCTATTTTAGAAGGAATGAAAATACCACTGACTTTACTGCTACTCTTACTATCTCTAGAGTCAAATTCTCTGTAGGTAGAACAGGTGCAGTAACGTTTAAATTAAAAGCCGCTGGTTCTACGGAATGGCGGGATGTTCAACCCACTACAGACGCGGATTATTACTCTGCTGATGCTAAGCCTGTTAAAGGTGAGCGACAGTTTACGATCCCTATCCATCAACGTAATACTAATTTTGAACTTAAAGTGACAAGCAATTTTCCATATCCTGTATCGTTGGTGTCGATGATGTGGGAGGGTAACTACTCACCTCGTTTCTATAGGAGGTCTTAATTATGCCAGCAATCTGGGCCGCAGGTATTAGTGGAGCTGCTTCTATTATTGGCGGTATTTTTGGATCTAATGCAGCAAAAGAACAAAATGCTCAAGCACAGGCCAACGCCGAAGCAGCAAGACGAGCAGCAGAAGAAGCTGCACGTTTAACAAATGAATATAATAAAAAAGTATTTGAAGCTGATAAAGCGAATTATTTTGCTACTCGTGAATATGAGTGGGATACTGCTATTAAACAGTGGCAATACAATACTGAAATTCAAGACTTTCAATACCAACAATCTGCTGCACAATATCTTAGTTCTGTTGAAAATACGGGCCAACAGCTTATTTATAACACTTTAGCAGGTATGGAAGCTAAAGAACAAGAGCAAGCATCTCTGGTTGAAATTTTAAATCAAGCTGCCTTCCAACAAGAAGGTTTGATTATTGAAAATTTACAAGCTAAGGGAGGTCTGCTCTTCTACAAGCAGGTAAATCCCGTGTTAAAGCTATTCAATCTACAGTAGCTGAGCAAGGTAGAAATGCAGCTATTCTTAGCGCAAGTCTCATGAGCGCCGGGCAGCAGTCTCAACGCAGTATGCGTGATATTGCGCTTGGTCAATATGCTGATGATCTTAAGGCACGTAATGCCATGATGATTCAACCTGATCGCTTGCCGGATATTCCCGAACCTATTAAACCACCTGAGCGTATATTTGTTGAGCCTCTCAAAGCAACAGCTGCTTTTGTTCCCGCACCTCTCCAACAAAGTACGTTTTTACCTGTTATTCAAGGTATTTCTAGCGCAGCAGGCGGTTTAGTACCTGCACTTAAGACGTAAACTTTATTAATTATGGCACGTATACAATACCAAGGAGCTGCAAGGGCTGGTGGTTACAGACCACAACAAATTGACGAGCGTAATGTTGCTAGAATAAGGGACGAAACTGCACGTCAAGTTGACGGTATGCGTCAAGTAGCTGAGGCTGAGATTAACTCTCGTCGTGAAGTAGCGAAAGCTATGAAAGAAAATGCTGCTTACACAGAACGTGCAGAAGAACGTAATTTTCAAATCCAAACAGCTAATTCTAACCGAGTAATTCAAGGTCTTCAAGCACAAGCTCAGAGAGATCTGCAGCAATTTAATATTAATTCTAAAACAAATGAGGGTATTTTTGAAAGTCTTGCCACCTTAAGTACTTCAGCTGGAGCTATTGTAAAAAACATCCAAGAAAGCCGCGAAAAAGCAAACCTGGAGAAACAGATTCTAGATGCACAGTCGAGCGAAACTGATGCTGACAAAGAAGTTCTCAGGCAAGCTGATCAATGGAAACTTTCTGCAACGGCTGCCAGTATTACTGGCGCGGTAAATGAAAGCATCGCCAACGGCGGAAGTGAATATGTCGGTGAGAAAATTAAAGCGCAAAACCAAGCTGTTGCTACTGATTACAATGCTGGTCAAATTTATAAGACTTTAACTACAACATATCCTGTTGGTCTTCAAAGGCGCATTGCCGCTATTGAAAAAGGTATCCAACGCCGCCTGAGTGCAGAGGAGCTTATACAAGAAATTGGTAGCTATAAAAAGGGTCTTTTTGACACGTTCAGAATTGATCGTTTTAAGTTTGAATTTTTAAAGCCTGCTTTAGATAGTGCTACTAACTTTGAACGTAGTTTGATTGCTACTAGACAACAAGAAGATATTGAAGTTTCAAAAAACAACCGCCGAGAAAAAGCTGGTGGTAATGTTTTGATGTCTAGTCCACAAGATTTTCAACGTGTTGCCACTAACTCTTACATTGAAGTATTGGATACTTTTAATGGGGACCGAACAGCAACATGGGATTGGTTTGAAAAAAATATTTTTAACCAAATTGATGAAAAGGGTAGTTATGTTCTTTCAACGGAACAAATAGCTCAGATACCTATTTTTACTGAAAAAGGGCAGGCACCAGAAAGGTTCGGAACAAAATTTGCAAAAACCCGTTATGCTAATATTTTAAATGAACGGGTTAGAATTGACACACAAAAAAGAAAACAACAATTGGATCTTGATCAGCTTAATGCGGCGGAGATGGAAGACAAACTATTCCGTGGTCTCGGTTCAAATCCTACGGAGAAACAAGTACGAGATGCTCAGAGATTATTTACGGCTACAACTGGTAGGGAAAGTACAAAGCTAAACACAGCTGAAAAAACCCTTACTATTGAAGCAAAATCTAAGCAACGGATTATTAATGCAGTTACCGAGTTGCGTGATTTTGAACTAACTCCTGAAATTGTTGCAGCGGCTAAAGCGGCAGATCCTACCAAAGGTAGGATAATTGAAGAACGTTATAACGCCTACAATTCTGACTGGAAGAGTGAAAGTTACAAAGCCGCAAGCAAGTCTTTAGAATCTCTTGTATCAGGCACTACCGGGTTTGGTACTACTAAAACTGCTAAAGCTGGCGCTTTGCCGATGATTGCGTACTTGCAAACTGAACTGCGTAACAGAACAGCTCTGTATAAACCTACTTTAGGTATCACAGCAGCCGCTAACAAAGCAGCGCAAGAACTAGAGGCTGAGTACAATCAGGGGTATCAAAACAAAAACAGTAAGTTCTACAGACAAGTGAACCGTGATGGTTCTGTTTCTTATCCAAAGCTAGAACCTCCTAGGGCATCAGCTGCTGAAAGGCAAAGGAGAGTCATTGAGGAGATGAGGAAGACAGTTAAAAAGATTGGTATTGAAGAAACGGTTAAGACCTCTATTCCCCTTGAACGGTTAGAGTATATTAAAAATAATTTTTCCAAACCTACTTTTAAACCAACTCCTCAAGAAGTTGCGCTTGTTGGTATGTCTAATGGTATGCCTTTGTTTGAGCTTTACAACTTGGCGTTCAAAGGGAGAAACCAAAATTTTAGACTAAGTTCTCCGTTAAAACTTAATGGGCAGGATCTTAAGTTTGATGAACAAGATTTGAAAATTCTTTCTGATCCCAACAAGGGGCCAGCTGCTAAAAATGCTGTTATTCAAAGGCTTCTAAACCCCAATGCTTTTAGAGATGGAACAACTATGCGTCCAGGCTCACCACTTCAACGAACTATTGTTACCCAAGCAAGGGATGATACTGCTCGTTCTTTAGGTAGCGACTTTGTTATCGAAGGTGGGCGACGTGGGGCTAAATATTTATTCCCCGCTGATGCAGTTGTTCTTAAAGTTGTAACTGGTAAAAATACGGAATATAGACGAGAAGCAGGGGATCAACGTAGAGGATATGGTAATAATGTAGAGGTACGGATGCAAACTCCCTATGGACCTGCAGATTTCTTGTTTGCACACTTTGATAAAGTAGGGGATTTAAAACCTGGGCAAACTGTTAAAGCAGGTACTTTTATGGGGACTCAAGGTAGAACAGGTTCTACTACAGGTGCTCATGTTAGTGTTGATGCATTCTACCCAAACTCCTTTAACCCTAATCGTCAAGCTAGGGAATGGTTCTTAAAAACTTTCTTACAACAGTAACCAATGGAATACGATATTGAAGAGGCGTTTAGGCTAGATCCAGGTGAAACTGATTTATCAGCAGAACTTCAAGCTGAGATTGCACTGGAGCAGCAAATGGCTGCACAAACTGCACAAGCTGCTCAGATGGAAGAAGCCGCTCTCACGGGAGTCACACAACAGCCTCAACAGATCACACCTTCTACGGAAGGCAACCAAAAGGATCAACAGTGGCCTTGGGAAAAGGGGTATGATTTTGGAGATTATCTCCGCAATACAGCCGAATCTGCTTTAGCTGCCCCTACTGGTTTACTTGATTTTGGTGTTGACGTTATTAACAAATTCACGGGTCAAAAGTTTCCCAAACCCAATAAATTTGAAAATGACGTAGCACAATCCGTCCGAGAAATTTCCTCAGTTGTGCTACCAACTATTGCCGCAGCACGACTCGGGATGAGAGGTGGTTTAGCCGCTCAATCCCGCGTTGGCTGGTCGATTGGTAACACTCCCTTTATGAAGTTTATCGGGAGCCGTGGTGTAGAGGCTGCTGCTGGTGTCACTGTTGGCGCTGTTAGCAGCCAATACGAAGATGACAACATTGCTGGTAGGTTGAAGCAGAAGTGGCCTAAAACCTACGATTGGATTCCTGATAGCTATGCAACTCTAAAGGATGACGCACCTGATGTTAAGCGTAATAAGAACATCTACGAAGACCTTGGCATGGGAACTCTCATTGACATGGGTCAAGGTGCCGTCAAATTTGCTACTGCTCTTGGTAATGTAGCTAGTAGCTTGCGTAAGTCTAACCGACTTGTTGGTGAAACTGCAGAAGCAACTAAGTGGGTTGAAACAAACTCTCCTAAACCTAGTTCTGTTGATCCTGAAGAAGCCGTCATTGAATCTGCCTTGAAGCGTGAAGAAGCTTTGGATGAAGTTGGTTATTATAACCTAGCTATGAATCCTGACTTTGATCGTCCTCTTAAAGGTATTCATGATACTTTGGATTACACTGAAACAGGTGTACGCACTGTTGATGATTTCGGTGTAGTTGGGGCAGCTATTGACCAAGCTAGAATTGCAAAGAACGTTGACAGTACTTACGGTCGGATTGGAAACATGATTTCTGAACCTGCTCTTAAGTATGGTCTCCAAAGCAGTGAAAACATTCAAGATATTGTTCTGGGTCTTGCTGATCAACTCAAGCAAGCAGGACGTGTCGGGATGGAAGGTGCTAATTGGAAGGTAACCTTTGACGATGTACTAGATGCTGGTGAGGATCTTGCTATTCAATTGTTTGATCCTCGTATGAGTAAGGCAGATATTCGTCAAACCCTTGAACCGTACATCACTCGTGATGCTGCTGGTAAAGAGGTTCTAGCAGAAGAAGGGTTTGCTATGGCTTCTAAAGCTCTTCGTGGTTTTGGTGCCGAGCTGACTAACATGGATGTAGCTCGTGCTCAATCCTTGCTTGCTGGCTCCTTGTCTGGACGTATTTCCGACCTTGCAGAAGGTGCTCGGATGATGGAAGGTACTGCAGCTGTAAAGGAAGCTCAGGAAAAGATTATTGACTTGATGCAGTATGTTAATCAGTTGTCTGGTTCTGCTAAATACTACAAGAACCGTAAAGCTAATCTTATTCAATTGATTCAAAACGGATTCAAGAACATTGAAGGATACAACGCTGCGTCTGTTGAACAAGCTGGTGAAGTAGCTCAACGAGTGTTA